GAGTTTACCTAAGTAAATCTACCCATGTGCCTTATCTCATAGCTCTAAGAGCTTTAACACACCACCAGTCATTGATGCCGACCTCATCACCAGCAGTGTAACTCTTAAAACTCTGTGCTAGCTCATTAGATTCATATGACTTAGCAAGATTGTCAAAGAATCCTGGGATATCCAGTCCTAGTCTGTATTTATCCCCTTTCACACAAAACTCAAGGAACTCTTCCTTTGCCGGGTGCCACTTGCAATTTTCTATTATTGACAGAGAGCGCATTACCAGCATCTCTGGACCCCATAAATCAGGATCATAGAAACGTTCCTGTCCCATCAATTTACCTAGAGCCCGGTAAGTTGAATAGACGCCTCGACTAATACCATTAATACGATACTCGGTTGAATACCATCTACGCAGGTACTCTGCTTCAGTCTTGCTCACGAACTGTTTAGATTCATTCATCTCTAGACCATGGCTGGTGTAGACATCTAATACGTGATCAACACTTATTCCTGGATATGATAATAGACCGTCGTCGCCCAAACACATACTATGCCTATTTAGTTCCGCATGAGATGTTATCGCCGCTTCGTGTTGCAAACATCTGTGAGACGACGTCTCATCAGCATTCGTTCCTCCTGAACCCGAAGGCATCCCATGCTCACCGTACCACATCTCGTCCATCTGACCCAGCAGTGGAATACTGAATTTAGATGAACATACTTCGTCCAACCACTCTTGAGGCGCATCTAATGCTTTGAATATTTTCTGGGCTGCTACCTGCATTTCATAATTGAAATGTTGGTCGAACTTAGTGAAGTCTGTCGCTACTATTACGTCATCTTTCCCCTTAGTATCAAATAATGCCGTAACTTCCTCATCTACGCTATTGTTCCCATTCCAGGCTGGTACTAGATTAAAGCGTTGGCAAGCCTCTATCAAAGGCTGATAGAATTGGAGTTCCAGAATGTTATACGCCATTGGAAACATCCAAATAACGCGTTGTTTAACATCTGAGTCCTCCAGACCACCTTCTTGACCTCTCCATCCAAGTATTGCACACGGCTTGAACTTTCGTCCGATCGGATACGCTATCTCATCCCCTACCATCTTGCAAGGCATGGTCTTATTAATAACATCTCTTCTCTTAGAAAAGAAAGGTTCCCCACTACTGGTCGACTTCTTCATTTTATCCCAAGTAGCGGCTTGTGATCTTAATGACAGTCCACGAACACTGCCCCACTCTTTGATCAATGCGTCGAGAGCATCAGAGGAGAGTGGTTTACTCTTTAGGTGAATTCCAGAGTAGTAGGCTTCAATATCTTCCAACCTTTCTGAATAAGGTTTCATGATGCTGAGAGGCCCCACTTTCTCGCGTAAAGTGTTTTCAAACTCAAGTAAGCCTTCCATACCGGCCAACTTGCGCTCGAGAACTGGCTGCCATTCATCCAGAACATCTTCCCTAGGTCGACCATTGAACAAAGGTGTTCGATAATCTTCATCGTTTCCTTTTTCAACATGTCCAAGATACGCCTTTAGCTTTGACGAACTAGAATCATCAAAATAAGTTTTAAATTGAAACTTCCTAACTTCGTACTCTTCCATAGTACTTCCTCCTTATTTAAGTTATAT